CTATTGCAATATTTTGCAGTCTTTTGAAAGCTCTGTCGCCACTTTGCCGCCACTGTAACCAGCAAGGGGATTGAGATGTGCAGCTTCTTCCAAATGGTCAGGGGCGAAGTGTGCATATCTCATCGTTTCACGAATATTGGCATGCCCCAAAATGCGCTGGAGTACCAAAATATTCCCGCCGTTCATCATAAAATGTGATGCAAATGTGTGTCGTAGAACGTGGGTGTTTTGTCCCTCAATCAGTTCAATGTCTGTTAAGGCCAGCATCTTCACAAAATCCTGATAGCACGGCTGAAACATTTTACCTTGCAACTGCACCAGTTCATCATAAAGCCAATGTGGGATCGGCACTGTCCGGTTTTTTTTGCCTTTGGTTTTGAAGAACGTCAACTTATACGGCGATAGCTGAGAACGGGTTAGCCTTTCTGCTTCACTCCACCTTGCCCCTGTTGCCAAGCACACTTTAACAATCCGCGTCAGATAAACTTTTCCGTATCTTTCGCAGGCATCCAGCAATTGTTGGATTTGGGATGTTGTCAGCCACGACATTTCGCGATCTGCTTCTTTAAAGATGCGCATCCCTTCTAACGGATTAGGTAACGTCCACTCCCCTAGCCTTTTCAGTTCATTGAACATTGCATAAAGGTATTGGTGTTCTCGGTTCACCGTGATCGGTTTCGCTATCCACATCTTGGGGTCGGAATGGTAACCGTTATCAATTTCCCCACGTAAGCGTTTATCCCGGTAATGCGCCCAATCTTTCGCTGTCAATTTTGAGGCCACCGGGTCACCTAAACCATTACAGATGATACGCAGTTTACCCATGCGGGATTTACTGGCGCTGAGTGCTTGCCCATGTAAATTATTCCAAAGCTCAATTAGTTCACTAAGGTTGCGGCGATCCTCTTTCTCACCAAGCCACGGTTTATCTTCAACCTCACGCATGGTGTAGGTTTCAAAGGATTCCGCTTCACCTTTTGTGTTAAACGTCTTTCTTATTCGCCGGGAGTTTCGCCCGTTTGGGTAGCACTCACAAAGCCATTTCCCGCTGGATAGTTTTCTTACTGACATCTATTGGGGCTACTTATTTATTCTTTGAGGAAGTACATATCTTTTTCGATTTGCTTATCGAACCATCATTACAGACGAATTGCCCGTCAGTTGTACAATGAGATATGCCGCCTTTGCCTTTTGAACATGGCGTGTTTCTTGCGGAAACTTCAGCATTAAATAAAAAAGAAAAAATAACAAAACTTGCTAATACACTAATTTTCTTCATATACCTATCCTTGATAAAAAAGAGATTACTATTTAAGTTTTACCATTATCGTATGGTCATCTATAAAGTTTTTGTTGTCATCTTTTGGCATTAGCAAGCAATTTTTAGATGCGTCTTTAAAAACAGCCTGAACAGATTCCATAAGATTTTGAGCTACTATCTCATCAATTTCATAATCATTTAAAAAATCTTTATCTTTCTGCACCTCAGAACAAACCGCCCTAACAGCATTTAGATAGCGATTATATTTAAGATTAAAATCAGAAAATATAATTATTAATGATGAACCTTTTATCATGGATTCATCTAACTCCACATCATCAAAGCCACTCTCTTCAAAAATGACATATAACTCATCGGGTATAGCATACTCTTCATCGTCAGCATAACAATGGACACTAAATAGTAGCAATGTATATGCAATGATGATCTTGCTTATCGTTTTAATTGACATAAATCAGTTCACCAAAATAGTTTTTCTTATTTTCCCAACACAATCAATATCATTAACTGAACATTCGAAATCAGCATAGGAATTAGATAGCTTAACAAAATTTCCGGGTACTCTTACTACACTGTAAACGTCATGAATACCGTCAATATTAATAAGACACGTACCGTTACTCAGGCTAGATTCATCAAAGTCAACTAGCCACATTATTTGGTCTTTTTCAAGGAATCCGCTGTTAGCTGATAAACCCACACAAAAAGACTTATCAATAGCAAACAAGCCACTCTCATATAACTCACCAGAACTAATGTCAAATTTTTTCAGTAGCGCAGTATTATCTGATTCTCTATGCTCCGTCGCTTTGCCCTTCCCTGTCGCCAGCCACTCAAGAGAAACACCAGTATCCAGCGCACAGGCAATCACTACATCACCGGGGAAAAAGTCACGACGAATCCATGTGCTGATCGTCGCAGTAGATATTCCCAGCAGGTCGCTTAACTCTTTTTGTGTGCTGAACCCGTAGGCATCCATCATCCGGCGCAGCACCGCTTTTCCACCGGATGCGAGTATCTGATCGTAAAGCGGCTTACCTTTTAAAGATCTAGCGCTAGTTTGCAAATGCGAACTTTCAAATTCACCAGATACCAACCATCGTAAATCAGCACCAGTATCAAGGGCGCATTCAATAAAAACATTACCGGGAATCGTGTCCCTAGAAAGCCAGCTAGATACATTGTTTGCATGTAGCCCAAGCCTTTCAGCAAGCTCTTTCTGCTGCTTAAACCCGTACGCTGAAAGAATCCTATCAAGAGCACCAATCGCACCATCACCAAATTTAGACATGTGACACCAAAATATTTTTTGTTTACAACAAAAATTTTGTGATCTAAAGTGCTCCCATCTGCCAAGATGCAAGACACTGCAATCAGTTTCAACAAACGAAGGATAATGCGATATGCAAGCCGCAAAATCAACAAACGTTGCCCAAAAAGACGTTGCCCCAATGCTACAACCAGAACAACTGCAACACCTTGCCGCCCTACTTGCGCCAGCATTGCAATCAATGCTTAACGCATCAACCGCTGATGTCATGACTATCAATGATTTCGCTAAGGTCAGCGGCGTAAGTGACCGTCTTGTCTGGCAATGGCTGGATGAAGGCGTTTTGCTAAGAGCGCCCACTGATGAAACGGGATCGAAAAAGACACGCGTTTTAGTCAATGTTTATGCGTGGCGCGAAAAGCTACGCCAGCAGGCCGTCAATTGCCGATATATCCATTCAAAAGCGTAATTAACAATTCGATTATTCAAACTAAAGGGAATTTCGGCATGTTTGATTATCAGATTTCCATACATCCACACTTTGACCGCGCCTGTCAGGCGTTCGTGTTAAAGCACAATCTGGCGCAATTGGCCGGACAGGTGGGCATGAATCATCAGACCCTGCGTAACAAACTCAATCCAGACCAGCCGCACAAGCTGACCTGTGACGAGCTGATGACCATCACCGATGTCACCGAAGACGCCACGCTGATCGATGGGCTTTTGGCGCAGCTTAATTGCCTGCCAGCCGTGCCAGTGAATGAGGCAAAGGCAGAACGGCTAACCACGTATGTATTGCAGGCCACCGCCGCAGTGGGCGCGGTTGCTGCTGAAAGCGTATCGGATGAGCGTATGACGCCAGCGCGTCGTCATAACGTGATCGAGAGTATCAACGCGGGTGTGCGTTATTTGTCGTTGGTCGGCTTAACGTTGCAGACGCGTATTCAGGCTAACCCCGCGTTAGCGTCAACAGTAGATGCACTGAGCGGTATTAGTGCGTCGTTGAATATTGGGTGAGGTTACGAAGATGGAACAAGCATATGAAGAATATTTCTATAGCAACAAAGAAGGTGACGAGGTGTTGAGCTTTGCCGAATTTGTAGAAGCACTGTCAGGCAAAAAGCCTTAGTGAATTCCTCCTGCGCCGGGCGTGAATACAACCCGGCACCTATTCGCAATCGCCTATCCGTGGGCGATTACCAATAGGCAATTCAATCACCAACAGGAGTAGTAACAATGTCATTTTTTGGATTCGGAAAGAAAGTAGCAGCGGCAAAAGTCGAACTTAAAAAGGTTGAGAATCGCGATCTGATGGAGGCCATCGTTGGCGGCTGTTTGTTGGTTGCGGCGGCTGATGGCGAAATCGAGAAAGAAGAGACAGACAAACTGGATAAGTTGCTGCGCTCTAACCCTCAGTTGGGGCATTACGGGAATGAAATCACCCAAACTATCAGCCGCTTCACTGAACAGTTACAGGCAGGCTTTCGCGTTGGACGCATGAACATCTTGCGTGAAATCGACGATATCAAAAACACGCCAAAAGATGCCGAAGAGGTTTTCGTTAACATGCTGACGATTGCCGAAGCTGACGGAGAAATTGAGCCAGAAGAACAGAAAGTACTGGAAGAGGTTGGTCGCCGCCTCGGTCTGCGTATTGAAGATTACCTGTAATGAACAAGTTGCGTCTGGCTGGGGTTCTCTTGTTCGCGTTTATGGGCGTCGCAGTAGATTTTTCAAGCTATCTGCTTTCTGTCGTCAGTGATGCGTTATTCATCGGCGCATTAGTTTTCATTGTCTGGTCACCGTTAATGACCGGGGCGGAAAAGAAATAAGCAACCTGTGCCGGGTTCGCCCGGCACCTATTCGCAACCGTCTATCCGTGGGCGGTTACCAATAGGAAGGAGGAAACCATGCAAGCACCAATATCAATAGCGCCGTTCCTCTGGTGGCACCAGACGGAGACAAAACCAGATTTTACGATCACCAAAGGCAAAGGTCGTCAGGGGATCATCATCCGTACCCGCTCGGCAAATTATGCCCAGCGGGTTATCCGTTCTATCAAGTCAGGACTACGGGGGAAAGCATGACAGCCTTTACCGTCAGCAGTATGCAGAACTTACCCGCAGGGCTGCGCAGCGTGATCGGCAAACACTTTGCTGATAGTCGCTGGCGCGAAACCTGCGCGTATTACAACGGCCTGAATGAGCGCGACCGTTTGAGCATCTGCTTTCATGCACAGATGAAAAAAAGACAGACCGTTTACCGTCTGGAAGAAATGCCAGCAGCAGAGCGTGAGCGGATTGTCTGCGCGATTGATGAACTGCGCCGAGCTTTTTCAAAGGGGCGTAATCGGGGCGTGAATACGTCAACGTTTCTAAGCTGGTTAAATGTCAGTGAGAGAAAAACCTTATTTATGCACGCGGGGTTAACTGAAAAAGAATTCAATCAACCCTATTGGCGTATTGAAGATGAATCATGCAAATGGCGTAAGCCAATATTACGCGCATTAAATGAGCTTGTGAGCTTATTTGAAGCAGCCCCCGACATTCTGACGGCAATTAAACCCGAAGAATATCTGAATTAAATAACCCCTGAAATTAATTAGGCGCTTAACCGCGTCGGGAATCTCTTTATCTGAGGATTATATGCACATGTATAAAACAGTCGGTCAGGCGATGCACCGCAAGGCTGAGAGCGAGGGCATTCAGTTAATGCTTTCTCAGGCACGCACCGAGGCGAAAGCCGATGCGCACACGTCATTTTCTTCTCGTCTGGATAAGCTGGCGACTCATGCCGCTATCAATGAATTAAGCAGCGTGGAAATCATCGAATTATTACGGCAGGAATCCGACGCTTTTAATAATTCCGGGTCAGATATCAAGGCGGTGATGTAATGGAAAACCCAGCTTATAACCGCGTCGATATCAACGGCAATTATGCAATAGCGAAAGTCGGCTATGACTTTGCGCTGGGCGAAGTTAAATGCGGTAAAGAAGACGGCGACCAGCCGTATTTATCCACGCTGGCTGTTTATCAGAATCCCGTCAGCCTCATTAACGATTTTGTGCATCGTGCTATCGCCACCGAAATTTGGCGGGGTAACGTCACCGATGCAAAAAAACTACTAACCGAAAGCAAGCGCTTTGCGGCGCTGTGCCAGTCAGCCTTTGACCAGCTCAACAACGATAAGGAGCAAGAATAATGCCGGATGCTATGGACATGGTGCAGCAGCGCCAACAGGAAATGTTAGACCATCAGATCGCCAGCGCCCGGAACGCCCAACGCGGCGTTTCTGCGTTCGAGTGTGAAGACTGCGATCAGCCGATACCCGAAGCTCGCCGCGCTGCAATCGACGGCGTGACCCGCTGCGCGACCTGTCAGGGCATTCACGAACTGAAAGGTAAGCATTATCGGGGTGGGTTATGAGTTCTATTTCTTTTACTTGTGGCAAGAAACAGATTTCAGTACCTAGCGAAGATGTTGCTTTTTACTTCCCGTCAATCGTCGAAAACGGCACTTTCTTTGTGACGACAAAAGATGGCAAGCAGTACAGAGCAACCAGTTTAAGAGAAAATACAACTGCCCACCGAGGCGTGTGCTCCGGCGCTACGCTATGAATCATACCCACCGGGGGCGCTCCGCTCCCACCCCTCCGCCACCTTTTCCCGGCAGCACCCGCGATGCGTTCGTGGGTGCGCATTCGTGGAACGCACCCCGCCCGGCCATCGTACCGGAAGAAAGACAGCTTACCCGTGAGGAATGGACTCAGGGGCAAGCCGTTTTAGTCAAAATTAACCAGCAACCGCACTTCCTGCGCGAAATCTGCCTGAATCGCTATGTTTACCTGAAAAAGAATAAAGGCCAGCTCAGCGCTAATCGTTTTCTGGTTAACAGCTTTATGCAGCGCATGTGGCCGCGTATCGAGGCAATCAATTCCCGCCACGCCATGAATCGCAACGCTTCCGAGCGTTTCCTGTCTGAATCTGACGCCTATCAAACGTTGCCCGGCATGAATGACAAGGCGCTGGGGCGTCTGGCTGCGCGCATTTCCGGCCAGATATTTTCGGCGTATGAAGAATTGAGCGATGCAATGAAAGCGCAACACGGCGGCCAGCCTGATGCGCTCTTTACCGATGCAGCACAGGCCGAGCTTTTCGGACATGTCGCCAGAATGGCTCGTGCCTTCAATATCACCCCGCTTTTCTGGAAGAAATACCTCAAAGGTAAGCTGAATATACGCAAGGCAATAGCCAGCCTACGCCGACTGTTTAATGAAGAATGGTGGGTTCGCCAGCTTAAAGCCCAGCGCACACGCTGGCGTGAGGCGCTGATGATTGCCGTCGGGCAGGTCAGTAAAAAGGCGTCCCCCTATGCCAGCAAGATGGCGATCCGCGATGTACAGGCGCGTCGCCTTGCCAACATGGATTACCTGAAAAGTTGTGAGCTGGAGAACGTCGCAACCGGTGAACGCATCGACCTGATCGACAAAGTGATGGCAAGTATTTCTAACCCGGAAATCCGCCGTATGGAGCTGATGAGCACCATCGCAGGAGTGGAGCGTTACGCCAGCAAACAGCGAGACGTCGGGATGTTTATCACCATCACCACCCCATCTAAATATCACCCGACCCGCGTGATCGGAAAAGGCGAAAAAGAGACAGTTCAGTTCAATCGGAGCTGGGGCGGTGAAGCGTTTACGCCAAAAGACGGCCAGCGCTATCTGGTCAAAATTTGGAGCAAGATGCGCACGGCATTTAAAGATGCAGACCTGAAAGTTTACGGGATGCGCGTTGTCGAACCTCATCACGACGGGACACCACACTGGCACATGATGCTGTTTTGCAAGCGCGCACATCGCCAGTCAGTCATCGATATTATGCGCCGCTACGCCCTGAAAGAAGACGGCGACGAACGCGGCGCGGCTAAGTACCGCTTTGAATGTAAGCACCTCAACAAGGGCGGTGCGGCTGGCTATATCGCTAAGTACATCGCCAAGAATATCGATGGGTACGCGCTCGACGGTCAACTGGACGACGAAACAGGAAAGCCACTGCGTGATGTGGCCGCTGCCGTCACCGCGTGGGCGTCAACGTGGCGTATCCCCCAATTTAAAACTATCGGTGTTCCCACGATGGGCGCTTACCGTGAATGCCGCAGTAGCCCATTGCGTACCGTCAATCTCACTGACCAGTTCGATGAGCAAGTCGAAGCCGTTCGTTGTGCTGCCGACGCTGGCGACTTTGCCGCATACATGGCCGCACAAGGCGGCGCGAATGTTTCCCGCGAACTGCAAACGGTGCGTGTTGCGCGCCGGATATCTGATCAGCTCAACGAGTATGACGAAGAGGTGCAAAAGGTGGTCGGGATTTTCGCCCCGCATTTGGGCGCGGGTCATGTTTTTGAAACCCGGACAACCGAGTGGCGCATTGTTTCTAAAGCCGTTGACCTTAAGCCTTTGACTTTAAAAAGCGCCCCCGGCGCGCCTCGGAGTCCTGTCAATAACTGTGGGTTGGGTTCTCAACGGTCAGGCGCAAATGTCAAAACGCAGGACGAAAACAGCAGCATAGCGACGACATCAGAAACTGATAACCCACCGATTGACTGGAATGACGACGCGGCTGTGAGGGCGCTAGGAATGCGTCTGCGTGAGCAATCCGTCAGGAAGAATCATAAACAGCGTGACTTTAACCCCAATACCCTCCGCGATCCGTCACCGTCAGCCAGGTTAACGGGCGAAGAACGGGACCGGATACCCCGTATCCAGCGTGATTTGATGCAGCGCGGTATCAGTGTTCAACGCTGGGAGCTGGAAGCGCTGGCGCGTGGGGCAAAGATGAAGGTTGACGGCGAACTTATTTCATACCCGGCGGCTGATGAGTGGCCGGGGTTTAGTAATCAGATGGAGGTTTGATATATGGGTAAGTTAACAAAGAAAGAACGGGAATGGGTAGCTGAAGTGCAGGACGTTTTGAACCGCTGCCCCTCGCCAGAGAAAATTGGTTTCTACACAATTGGCGACAATGTAGTGATGCTGTATGACCTAAGAAAATCCGAGGAAATTTTCAGCATGGGGCTTGACCATTGTGTCGCTGTAGATCGCCTGAAAGCCGGTTTTTGTGAGATGTTAATTTTTCCATCATCTGTCGAATCAACAGCCGGATAAGGGTTAAATAGAATGCCTAAATCCCCCACCGAGCGTAAAGCCGCCCAGCGTGCACGCCAGCGTGATGCTGGCGTGGTGAAAGTCGAGATCCACGTTGATGCGCAAGAACTGGAAATGTTGAAGCGCAACTGCGCCCTGCGTCGTCCGGGGCGCGATCCCTATGATATCGACGAGTACATGACCACGTTAATTCGTCAGGATGCCGCAGCCCTACAGCAAAAAATAGCGGAGCTAAGTCAGCGTAAATGCCAGAAATGCTGGGAGAAGTTACCCGTTTCCGAGTGCTGCCTGTCTGGTTCATCTGAGTGCTGGAATACGCAAGGCTGGCATGATTTAAAGTTAATTCTGTGAATGCCTCGGCGTGAAATGTTCTAGTGACATGTCACGCCGTTTTGCATGGCGTGGGACGCATAACCAATCAGTCACCTGTAGCACACTAAGTGATTGACGAAAATTTCAATATGTAAAATACTGTATGCGCATACAGTAAAAATAAGGAAATGGCACCTCTTGGAAAACACGGAACACATACAGGCCGTTTTGTCGCGGGTTCAGTTAATCGCCGACATATCGTTAGTGGCTCAGTGCGATGTAGACGAATTAAAAACCGCGATGTCAATCATTGCGGATTTGGCGAACGGCACGATAGAAACCAGAGAGTATCGAGAGATTAGTGACAAGTCGGAACTGGTCGAATACCTGAAAAAACGATTAGAGGATGCCGTCTTTTAGCCATGCATGCATAACCCGCATGATTTTGCATGATGATCTAAGCCCAATTTATCCCCGTTAACGCCATAGCTGGCGCGGATCGCGCTGGATCGTGCGAGTGCATGAAAAGCGACACACAAAGCGGGCAGGCGTGGCGGGGATAGCATTGCGCGCGAGGGCGTTTAGGCGTGATTCATCCCGCGCCGCAGCGCCCCGTTGTGAGGTGTTCCGCTTTGATGCCGTGCGTGAGGTTGGTTTTTCACTGGTGCGCGTAGAGCGTGATTGGTGAGTCCTGAAAGGGATGTAAAAAAGCCGCTGGTTAGGCGGCTAGGTTGCTGGGTTACTCTTCTGTCAGTTTGTAGGGCTTAAACGCGATCACCTCTATTCCCACGTAGTCATTAATTTCTTTCATCCGTTCCTGTAGCGGCGTTAGCTCGTTCCTGACAAACACCTGACTTGCTTTCTCTACATCCCCAAAGCCGCCCGTGTTATTCGGGATAATCCCCATCATCTGCGGCGGCACGCGGTGCGCGCTGAGCAAGTCGTCACGGCTGGCGTTCTTAATGTTAAAGAAGTCGTCTTTCGTCGCTACCTCGCTGAGCGGCACAATCTTGATGCCGTCCGGCTTGCCGTTGGGGGCATAGAAAAACAGGTTCTTAAAATTCCCCAGCCCCTTTGTATTACTCATCGCGGCGCGCAGCTTGTCTACGTCGGTGCCGCTTTGTGCCGCATCGGTCACATACATGATGTAACCCGCGTGTGCGCCGTTCTGGTAATACTTGCGCCGGAACAGCGTCGCGGATTCGTTCAGCCATGCCGAGTTCAACGAGCTGATATATTCCGGCAGGCCGTACATTTCCTGATTAATATCAGGCTCAAGCAGATGGAACACGCTGCCCGGCTCAAAGCGGTGCGGCTCTTTGAATGACTGCACGAACCAGTAAACATCCTCTTCTACTCCGCGCCGGGTGTATTTGGCCGGGCTGGAATCTAAGCGCAGGATGCCGCCAGTACGATTCAGGCGCTTTTCCAGAAACGCATTCCCAAACACCAGATAGTCGAGCACGAAGCGGCTAAAATCCTGCTGACTCAATAGCGGGTGCGGGATAAACGTGCTCACCAGAATGTTACGTTTCACATAGATGGGTGAGCTGTGGTGTACCGCCGCACGCAGGCTTTTAGCCAGACCGCTAAAGCTGATCGGCGGCTCAATCCATCGGCCGTTATGGATGCATTCGGCATAATCCAGAATGTCGCGGCGATCCAGAACGGCGGACGGTTCACCAAAGGTAAATGCTTCCATCGGCTGCGGCTGGTTGACGGGTTCCGATGTTGACTTGCGATATTTACGCTTTTTCATTCGTTAAAATCCAAAATGCTGACAGGGACATGACCGTTAATCGCGGTCAGGGGTTCGTTTAACAGCGCGTGCATGGTTGCCCATGCCACATCGGCGTGGCTGATTTCCTCGCTGCGGCTGGCTTCATAGGTGGTGCGGTTACCACTGGCCGTCATGGTTTTGCGTATGGCCATAAACGATTGGGTGATGTCGGTGTGGCTGGTGTCATATTCCAGCCGCCCACTGGTGATCGTGTCCTTGGCTTTCAGCACCATCGCGGTTTTGATTTCGGGGGAATATTTGATTTCGCGTGCTGCCGGGAAGAAGCCGCGCACAAGCTGGTAAACGCCCTGACCGATGCCGGTTGCATCAATGCCGATGTATTCGACGATGTATTTTTCCGTCAGCAGCTTGATAGCGTCGGCCTGTGCGGCAAAGTCCATACCTTTCCACTGGAAGCGCTCCAGAATGCGGAACTTACCGCCCGGTGCCTGCGGCGGTGCCAGTACCACACAGCCCGCGCTGTCGCCCGTGTGTGACGGGTCGTAACCAATCCAGACAGGTTTATAGGCAAACGGGCGCAGCGCGTAGGGGTTAAAATCCTCCCACTCTTCCAGCGCATCGACCATGCAACGCTGTAATTCCTCAAACGGGAACACGGAAGCCTTATCATCGACAAACTCACACATCAGCAGGTTTTGATACTCTGCCGGGCTGTATTCCAGCATGAGCTGGTCGAGGTCAAACAGGTTACAGCCGCCGGACAGCGCATCTTCTACCGTCACAATCTGTCGCCACTGGCCGTCACCGCACAGCACGCCGCCGGACAAATTCGCGTGGCTTAAATCAAGATGGAGGTGATCGGCCTTATTACTGCGCCCCTTGTTGAACAGTTCACCCGACCAGAACGGGTAAGCGCTGTGTGCCAGACTCGACGGCGTGGAAAAATAGGTTGAACGCCATTTCTTGTGCAACGACATGCCGCTGGCAACTTTGCGCAGCTCCTGAAACTTGGGGATCCAGAAATATTCATCCAGATACAGGTTTCCGGTGTAGCTCTGCGCGGTACGGATATTGGTGCCAAGGAAGAACAGGCGCGCCCCGTTGGGCAGCACCATCGGGTCGCCTTTCAGGTCAACATCGACCAGTCGGGCAAAGTCGATGATGTAGTTTTTAAAGACGTGCGCCTGTGCCTTACTCGCTGACAGGAAAATCTGATTGCGCCCGGTAGTCAGCGCATCGATAAGGGCTTCACGCGCAAAATAGAACGTCGCACCAATCTGGCGCGATTTCAGGATATTGCGGATACGGTGTTGTAGCCCAGCCTGATGCCAGCCGCGCTGGTACTCGAAAATCTCACTCAGGAAAATGTCGTTCAGCTTCTCAATGGCCGACTCGCTGAACATATTTTTTTCTGGTGCCTTTCGTTCACCCTTGTTGCGGTTGCGAACGTTGTGATTGAGATCGGCCTCATTACCCGTCTGGCTGTAGCGGTTCACCCGCGCCAGTCGCTCAATCTGACGGCCTAACAGGTCAATCTCTTTGTAATCATGTCCCTCCTTTTTCGTCTTCATGATGAGCTGAATCAGCCGCGCTTCCAGACTGGCTTCAACACGCGATACCGGGGCGATAGCGTCCCAGCCGTCGCGCTGCTTCCAGCTCTGAACGGTCGGCGTTTTCTGGTTCAGCATTTCCCCAATCTGACGCACCGAAAAGCCCTGCCAATAGAGCAAGGCCGCCTGTCGCCGTGGGTCGCTGATGATGGTGGTATCGATGGCTGTATTCATGACGGCAAGGCTACGTCAGCGCCGACCCTCGCCGCCTTAAGTGCCTGTTGTGCCAGCGGTTAGCGAACCCTGATTGATGGCGCGCCATAGTGCCACGCCGGATACTCGCCCCGACTTCCCGCAAACAACGGATGAGAAAATGGCAAAGAAAGTTTCTAAGTGGTTCCGCGTTGGTGTCGAGGGTGACACCTGCGATGGCCGCATCATTGATGCGAACGATATTCAACAGATGGCAGAGACGTTTGATCCGCGTGTCTATGGTTGCCGCATCAACCTTGAACACCGGAAAGGCTTGTTGCCTGACAGCCCGTTTCGCCGCTATGGCGATGTAGTCGAGCTGAAAGCCGAGAAGATTGAGGATGATTCTGTGCTCAACGGCAAGCTGGCGCTGTTTGCCAAAATCGACCCGACAGATGAACTGGTGGCAATGATTAAAGCGCGCCAGAAAATCTATACCTCAATGGAAATTCAACCCAATTTCAGCAACTCAGGGAAAAGCCGTCTGGTCGGTCTGGCGGTCACCGATGACCCGGCCAGCCTCGGCACAGAAATGCTGGCGTTCAGCGCCAAAGCCCAACACAACCCACTGGCAACCCGTAAATCGTCCCCGGAAAACCTCTTTTCTGTCGCCACCGAAGTGACGCTGGAATTTGAAGACCTGCCGGACGTGGAGCCGACGCTGTTAACCCGCGTGAAAGCCCTGTTTGGCCGCAAGCAATCCAGTGATGACGCCCGTTTCAATGATGTGCATGAGGCGGTGGCCGAAGTAGCCGGACAGGTTCAGACCAACGCCGACAGCGTGGAGCAGCGTTTCACCCAGCTTGAGCAGCGTCAGCAGCAGGACGTTGCCGCCCTGACGCAAAAACTGGCCGCCAGTGAGCAGCAGTTAAGCGACCTCAAAGCGACGCTGGACGGCACAGAGAGCCTGTCGCAAAAGCGCCGCCCCTCGGCAACAGGTGGCGAAGGTGAAGCCACGCTGCTGACCAACTGCTAACGGGCGTAGCCCTCAATACCCTTATTCAGAACCAACAGGAAAAACCATGCGTAAAGAAACCCGCTTTAAATTTAATGCTTACATGACCCAGCTTGCCGCGCTGAATGGCGTTGACGTCGAAACGCTGAGTAAAAAATTCAGCGTTGATCCGTCCGTCACGCAGTCGTTGATGGAAGTGGTGCAAGAGTCCTCCGACTTCCTGACCCGTATCAACATCGTGCCTGTTTCCGAGCTGACTGGGGAGAAAATCGGCCTCGGCGTGTCCGGGTCAGTAGCCAGTACCACGGATACGTCAAACGGCGACGAGCGTGAAACCGCTGACTTGCTGAGTCTGGAAGCGCGCCAGTACAAGTGCGAACAGATGAACTTTGATTTCCATATCCGCTACAACACGCTTGACCTGTGGGCGCGTTTTCAGGATTTCCAGTTGCGTTTGCGTAACGCCATCGCCAAACGTCAGTCGCTGGATTACATCATGGCAGGCTGGCACGGCGTGAAGCGTGCGGCGACCTCTGACCGCGCTAAATATCCGCTGTTGCAGGATGTGGCGGTGGGCTGGTTGCAAAAGTACCGCAACGAATCCCCTAAGCGTGTGATGAATGCCTACACCGCTAAAGACGGTACGGTCTCAGAAAAAATTCGCGTCGGTGAGAACGGCGATTATATCAGCCTCGACGCACTGGTGATGGATGCGACCAACACCATGATCGACGAATGGCATCAGGAAGACCCGGATTTGGTGGTGATTTGTGGCCGTCAGTTGCTGTCTGACAAATATTTCCCGCTGGTCAACAAGCAGCAGGAAAACAGCGAAATGCTGGCCGCTGACGTCATCATTAGCCAGAAGCGTATCGGCAATTTACCTGCCGTGCGCGTGCCGTACTTCCCGGCCAATGCCCTGATGATCACCCGTCTGGATAACCTGTCTATCTACTACATGGACGACAGTCACCGCCGCCACATTGAAGAAGTCGCCAAACGTGACCGTATCGAAAACTACGAATCTATTAAACAGGATTATGTCGTGGAAGATTACGGCTGCGGCTGCGTGATCGAAAACATCCAGCTCGGTGAGTTCCCGAAACCGCCGGAAGCGGAAAAGGCCGCAGAGCCAGCCGCGTCAGGTACTGAAAACCCAACCGATAACACCGGAGCTTAAGCCATGTTAAGCCCCGCCCAGCGTCACATGATGCGGGTGTCGGCTGCTGAGGCGTCGCAGCGGGAGAATGATCCGCTGCGACAGGCCACCGGGTACGAGCAGATGCTGTTCCGGCTTGCGGCTGATAAACGCACGTTAAAACAGGTGCGCTCAATGGAGCGTAAAGCCGAAATGAAAAGCGGGATGTTGCCCAGCTATGCGCCGTGGGTGGCGGGTGTCCTCGCCAACGGTCGCGGCGCACAGGACGCTGTGTTGATGACGGTCATGGTGTGGAAGCTCGACGCCGGGGACGTCCCCGGCGCGCTGGAGATTGCCCGTTATGCCATCGCGCACAAGCTGGTGATGCCAGAGGGGTACACCCGCCCGACGCCGTACCTGTTAGCCGAGGAAGTCGCCGATGCCGCAACCCGCGCCCATACCGCCGGGCAGGCGGTCAATATTGACCTGCTGATTGACACACTGACGCTCACCGATGCCGAAGACATGCCCGACCAAGTGCGCGCCAAACTGCATAAAATCATCGGCCTGCTCTTGCGCAGTGGCAAGCCGGAGCACGCCCTGTTTCACCTGAAACGCGCCTTTCAGCTTGATAGCCGAAGCGGTGTGAAAAAAGACATAGAGCGGCTGGAAACCGCGCTGCGCAAAGCAGCGGCCAGTCGTTAACCCAACGCGCCCCGCGCCGGGCGGCACACAGGCGGGAACGGTTATCCGTTTTCTGTGCCTGTGTCCACCGCCCACCTATTCAGAGGTTGTCATGACGACAATGATTTTCCCCGCGAAAGCGGAGCTACACCCGGATGCGGTGGTTATTCCGGTGCCTGCGCAACAGGATGCGGTAATCAAAAATACCTTCTTCTGGCCGGACGTGGAGCCGGGAACCCTGCGCACGCTGATGCGCCTTGAGAACACCGTTACGCCGGAGCGCCTGCGCCATGCGGCCTTAACCGCGATTTCTGAGGTCAACGCTGAGCTGTTCGAGTACCGCAAAGTGCAATGGGCGGCAGGGTTTACCACGCTGGCAGCGGTTCCCGCCGAGCGGATCGACGGACAGAGTGAAAAACAGCATCACTACCTGCGTGCGGTCAGCGCCATTACCACGGCGACGCTGTACGAGCGTTACCGGGGCTATGACGCCAGCGCCAAAGGCGACCGCAAGGCCGACGCGCTCGACGGCACGATTGATGAACTCTGGCGCGATGCGCGCTGGGCTATCAGTCAATTGCAGGATGCGCCTCGCTGCATCATCGGGCATATCTGATGAACGTTATCGCACAGCAGGGCGACACGCTGGACGCCCTCTGTTATCGCCATTACGGACGCACGCAGGGCGCGGTTGAGGCGGTGTTAGCCGCTAATCCGGGGCTGGCTGAATTCGGGGCGATTTTACCCCACGGCACCGCGGTAATCCTGCCGGATATTGCCGCCGCCCCTGTCGCAGAGACGGTGAGTTTATGGGATTGAATATGGAAAGAATCACGTCGTTCATCGCGTACTGGATAAGCGTGGCACTGGCCTTTTTTGGGGCGATGACGCCGCAGGATTTCGCGGCCTATTTCGGGGCGCTGGGGGTGGTGTTCACCGTTGGCGTTAACTGGTACTACCGCCGCAAGAGCTACCAGCTATTAAAGACTATCGATCCCCGTGAGGTTATCCATGAAATCACTCGTTAAACGCTGCGTTATCGCCACGGTGTTAGCGCTGGCCGCGTTAGTGCCGGATTTTTCCTTGCTGAAAACGTCACAGGAGGGGCTGGCGCTGATTGCTGACCTTGAGGGGTGCCGCTTAAGTCCCTATCAGTGCAGCGCGAACGTGTGGACAAACGGGATCGGACACACCGCAGGCGTAGTGCCGGGGAAAACCATCACCGAGCGTGAGGCGGCGGTCAATCTTGTGGCCGATGTGTTACGGGTAGAAAAGGCACTGGCGCGTTGTATGGCCGTGAACATGCCGCAGGCCGTCTATGATGCCATTGTGAGCTTTGCGTTTAATGTTGGTGTCGGTGCGGCCTGCCGCTCTACGCTGGCGTTTTTTATCAATAAAGGCCAGTGGCGCAACGCCTGTGACCAGTTGCTGCGCTGGGTGTATGTCAACGGCGAGGTATCACGCGGTATTGAAACCCGTCGCCAGCGTGAGCGCGCCGTCTGCCTTAAGGGGGCAGCATGAGCACGTTTACCCGCGTAATCCTTGTTGTTGCCGCGCTGTTCATCGTGCTGCTGTTCGTGACTAAGCGGCAACTGTCTGACGCGGAAAAACTGATTAGCGAACAGAGCGAAACGCTGGTTAAGCAGTCGCTTGAACTGCTGGTCAGGGATGGGGTGATCGACGCGTTGCAGTCCAGCGCGATACGCAACGAACAGGCACAGGCGGCACTCCGCACGAAACTGTCACAGGCCGGGCAACTGGCCGTGTCCCGCGATAACAAAATTACGAGGTTACTCAATGAAAATGCCGATCTGCGTCGCTGGTATGGCGCTGCTTTGCCTGACGATATTAAGCGGCTGCACCGCCGCCCCACCTTTGACAATCCCGACGCTTATTTACGTTGGCTGTCCGAAAGTGGAGAGCTGCACAATACCGGGCAGCAGCCCGGAAACCAACGGTGATTTAAGCGCGGATAACCGCCAACTTGAAGGCGCACTGGTGAGCTGTGCGCTACAGGTCGAAACAACCAAACACTGTCAGGAACAACACGATGCTGAAACCCAACAGCCTGCGCCGCGCCTTAAGTGATGCGGTGCCGGTACTGAAAAATAACCCCGACATGCTGCATGTCTTTATCGACAATGGCGCGGTGGTATCCACATTGGCCGCGTCGCTGTCGTTTGAGAACCAATACACGCTGAATCTGGTTATCACGGATTTTACTGACGATATCGACTGGCTATTAGTGCCGATTCAGGCGTGGTTACGTGAAAATCAGCCGGATATCACCCATGACAGCAAAGGCTTTACCTACCTCGCTGACATTAATGATAACGGTAGCTGTGATATCAGTATCAGCCTGAAACTCACCGAGCGGGTGATCGTCAAAGAGGTTGATAAAGCGTTGCATGTGACCCACGCGCCAGAGCCGCCGTTACCTGTTCCCGTCGAGCGTCCGATGTCGCTGTACCTCAGCGGTGAGTTAGTGAGTACGTGGCATGAATGAGCTGAAGCCGTTTGATGATGATCTGGCGGGATTGCTGGCGAAACTGTCTCCTGCCAGCCGCAAGGCGTTAGCAAGAAATATCGCTAACGACCTGCGAAAAACCAACCAAGCCCGCATCCGTAAGCAGAAAAGCCCAGAGGGGGAGACATTTACCCAACGCAAGGCGCAGGTCATCACGGTTCAGCGGGGAATGAAAATCCTGTGGAACGGGGAAGTGCGGAGCCTGAAAAACTGGCGCAAGCGTAAAGCCCGGTTTGGTACGTTATTCACCGGGTATGACACGGACAGAAAAGCCATACGCTCGTTTTACCTGAGTGATATCCAGCGCTTTGTTGAAGTGAAGAAAGAGCGAGTGAATACCCGTTCAGGCAAGGCCAAAGCCCGGATGTTTCAGCAACTTGTGAAGAATAAATACATGCTTGCAGCAGCATCGCCTAACGACGCCACGGTGAAATTTGCTGAGAAAGCGCGGCGGGTTGCTGAGATCCACCATTACGGACAGGCAGAGAAAGCACGCGGTCATAACAAAGAAATCCAGTACCCTGAACGTCAGCTTTTAGGCATAACCCGTGCGGACAAAGAACGGGTAAACGATTTGGTGATTCAACACCTGAGCCAATGAACGAAGCCCCGCGAATGCGGGGCTTTATTTCATATATGGAATACCCGACCGCCGCCGTTTGGTAGTTCAACCGTCAGACTTAACTTGCCGCCCATCGCTTCAATATAGCGTTTCAGCGTTGCCAGCTTCACATCATTACCCCGTTGTTCAATCTGCGTGATGGAGGGTTGCGTTACCCCCATCACGTTAGCGACGGTTTTTTGTGAAAGCTGGAGTTCTTCCCTCAACATCTGTAGCCCCGTTTCCAGAATCATTTCATCGGCCATTTCTTTAATGCGAGACTGGCTTTCTGGTGATTGCTGCGCAATAAATTCTTTTAGCGTTTTCATTAGTGATTCCTCTTTGCCAGATGTCCGGTAAATTCATCATCCGCAATGCGGAGCATGGTGTCATAAAATCGTTTGTCATTACTTTTATCCCCGGCACATAACACAATGGCCTGACGTTCAGGGTCGAAAGCAAAAAAGGCACGGATAGGATGCCCGTCATGCTGCACGCGCAGTTCTTTCATGTTGCGATAACGTGAACCCTTTACGCTATCGGCATATGGCCGTGGAAGCTGTGGGCCATAAAACTCAAGCCGGGTCAGGTCTGCTGCCATCTTTTCCTGTAGGGAAAGCTCCTGTTCCATTAGCCACGCGGTAAATCGTTCTGTAAAAACTACCGTCCACATTCTCGGTGCTCCATAATAAGCTATGGCTTATATAATATAAGCCATAGCTTATTTGTCAATGCTTAAAAAACCTGTTGTCTGACTGACCAGCAAACCGCATCAGGTTGCCGCCATCCTCCCCCGGCGGCAACATTTCCCCCATGAAAACACAAGCTACCCTTACCGAAATCCAGCGCCTCTTGCGCAATATGATCCGTGTCGGCGTCGTGACCCACGTCAACACAGCGGACGCCCTGTGCCGGGTACAAACCGGAGGCATGACCACAGGCTGGTTGAACTGGTTAACCCGCCGTGCCGGACGTTCCCGCGACTGGTGGGCACCGTCCATCGGTGAGCAGGTGTTGATCCTGTCCATCGGCGGCGAACTGGACACCGCATTTGTGCTGCCCGGCATCTATTCCGATGATAACCCCGCGCCGTCAGCCTCTGCCGATGCGTATCACGTCAGCTTTCCCGACGGTGCGATTATCGAGTACGAACCCGATACCGGAGCGCTGACCGTCAACGGGATTAAAACCGCCACACTCACCGCGTCAGAGTCTATCACCGCCACCGCGCCGCAGGTCACCGTAAGTGCCTCCACGCGCATCACGCTGGACACGCCGGAAGTAGTCTGCACCAACAAGCTGATCACCGGAACGCTGGAGGTGAAACAAGGCGGCACGATGAGCGGCAATATAGAGCATTCCGGCGGGTCGCTGTCGTCCAATGGCAAAGTGTTGCATACCCACAAACACCCCGGCGACAGCGGCAGCATAACGGGTGCGCCACTATGACCGCACGTTACCTCGGCATGAGCCGTGACAGCGGTCAGACGCTCGGCGACCTTGAGCACATTCGCCAGAGCGTGCGCGATATTCTCATCACGCCCGTCGGGTCGCGGGTGATGCGCCGTGATTACGGGTCGATGCTGTCGGCGCTGATCGACCAGCCGCAAAATCCCGCTGTGAAATTGCAGGTGATGGCCGCGTGTTACATGGCGCTGCTGCGCTGGGAGCCACGCATCACGCTGACAGGCATCAATCTGACCAGCGCATTCGACGGTCAGTTGTACGTTGATATCACGGGCGTGCTGGCTGACAGCAACGCCTTTTTCCTTTCCGTTCCTGTGAGCTGACCAATGGCGATGATTGATTTAAGCCAGCTTCCCGCGCCTGCCGTGGTGGAAGAACTGGACTACGAGGCAATTTACACCGAGCGCAAAGCCATGCTGCTGTCGCTCTACCCGGAAGACCAGCGCGCCGCCGTAGCGCGCACCCTGACGCTGGAATCAGAGCCGATCGTCAAGCTGTTACAGGAAAACGCCTACCGTGAACTGCTGTGGCGCCAGCGCGTCAATGAAGCGGCACGCGCCGTGATGGTGGCGTTTGCGCAGGGTGATGACCTCGACCAGCTTGGCGCGAATTTTAGCGTGTCCCGTCTGGCCATTACTCCTGCTGACGATTCAACTCTGCCGCCAACGCCTGCCGTGATGGAATCCGACAGCGATTTTCGCCTGCGCATCCAGCAGTCTTTCGAGGGCTTGAGTGTGGCCGGGTCGGTCGGGGCTTACCAGTATCACGGACGCAGCGCCGACGGGCGCGTGGCGGATGTATCGGTTATCAGTCCCAGCCCGGCCAGCGTTACCGTGTCAGTACTGTCACGCGAGGGCAACGGCAGCGCCAGCCCGGAGCTGGTCGCCATTGTGGCCGCTGCGCTGAACGGTGAAGACGTGCGCCCGGTAGCAGACCGGGTTACGGTACAGTCTGCCGCTATTGTGCCGTATAAGATTGACGCCACGCTGTACCTGTACCGGAGTCCAGAAGCGGAGCCAGTGCGCGCCGCTGCCGAACAGAAGCTAAAAGCCTATATCAGTGCGCAGCACAGATTAGGGCGGGATATTCGTCGCTCGGCGATTTACGCTGCGCTGCACGTCGAGGGCGTGCAACGGGTCGAGCTGACGACACCCGCCGCCGATATCGTGCTGACAGACGCGCAGGCGTCCTACTGTTCCGGTTATCACTTGCGTGTAGGCGGTGCCGATGAGTGATACCCGCCTGTTGCCTGTCGGGTCGTCTGCGCTGGAAGTGGCCGCTGCCACCGCCTGCGCCGAGATTACTCGCGTACCCGTTCCCCTGCGCCTGCTGTGGAACCCGGACACCTGCCCGCCTAACCTGCTGCCGTATCTGGCGTGGGCATTCTCCGTTGACCGCTGGGATGAGGCGTGGCCGGACAGCCTGAAGCGTCGGGTTATCCGCGATGCGTTCTTTATCCATCGTCACAAAGGCACCATAGGCGCGCTGCGTCGCGTGGTCGAACCGTTCGGCTACCTTATTCGCATCATCGAATGGTGGCAGAACGGCGACAAGCCCGGCACCTTTCGTCTTGATATCGGCGTGCAGGATAGCGGCATCACCGAAGAAACCTTCTACGAGCTGGAGCGCCTGATTGCCGATGCCAAACCCGCGTCCCGTCACCTGCTGGGGCTGAATATCAACCTCGACACGCAAGGCGCGGCCTATGTTGCCGCTACCGTCTACGGCGGTGATGAGCTGACCGTTTACCCCTATTTCCCTGAAATCATTTCTGTATCCGGTCTGGACGTGACCGGGGCAGGCATTCATCTAATTGACAGCATGAGCGTAACCGCATGAGTAAATATTTTGCCCTGTTAACGAACATCGGCGCGGCTAAACTGGCTAACGCTACCGCGCTGGGCAACCGCCTGAACATCACCCGGATGGCTGTCGGGGACGGCGGCGGCGTATTGCCAACCCCCAACCCGGCACAAACTAAACTGATTAACGAAAAGCGCCGGGCGGCACTCAATACCCTGAGTGTTGACCCGAAAAACCCCAGCCAGATTATCGCCGAGCAGGTCATTCCCGAAAATGAAGGCGGATTCTGGATACGTGAGATCGGATTGTTTGACGACGACGGCAATCTGATTGCTATCGCCAACTGCCCGGAGACCTACAAGCCACAGCTTCAGGAGGGCAGCGGACGCATCCAGACCGTGCGCATGATTTTGATTGTCAGCAGCACCGACGCCGTGACGCTGAAAATCGATCCGGCTGTGGTACTGGCAACGCGTGGCTATGTGGATGACGCGGTGATCGAAGTGAAGGCCTATGCGGATTCCCTGATGAAGACTCATCTTGCCGCCGCCGATCCGCACCCACAATACGCACCGAAAGCCAGCCCGGCACTGACAGGAAAACCCACTGCCCCCACGGCGGCACAGGCATCGAATGACACACAACTGGCGACCACGGCCTTTGTTAAATCTGCCGTTGCCGCGTTGATTAACGGATCGCCCGGCGCGCTGGATACGTTGCAGGAGTTGGCAAAAGCGCTCGGCAATGACCCAAATTTCTCCGCAACGATATTGGCTGAACTGGCGAAAAAGCTCCCGCTGTCAGGCGGTACACTGACGGGTAATCTGATGTCAACCGCCGCAGATGTGTTACGCATGGGATACGGTGGATATAGCGCTATTCTCAGGCAGGACGGCGGCGGTTTCTATATTTTGCTGACCAATAAAGGGGATGCAAACGGAGCATTCAATAGCCTGCGACCTCTACGAATTGACATGGTCACAGGAAATATTGAGTTTGGGCATAATGCAAATGCCAGCGTACTACTGGAAAAAGGCCAGCGCGTGTACAGCCCCAACAATAAACCCACCGCCGCCGATGTGGGGGCGCTGACGGATGCACAGGCCGCGCAAAAATATGCGCGACTGGAAAGCCCGGCACTGATTGGTAAACCGACGGCACCAACGGCGGTACAGGCATCTAACGATACGCAGATTGCGACTACGGCTTTTGTGAAATCAGCCGTAGCGGCGCTGGTGAGTGGTTCCCCTGCCGCGCTGGATACGTTGCAAGAGCTGGCAAAAGCACTCGGCAATGATCCGAATTTCTCGACAACGGTATTAAACGCCGTAGCAGGTAAGCTGGCAAAAGACCAGAACGGCGCGGATATCCCTAACAAAGACCTCTTTGTTAAAAATATTGGTACAGTTCGAGCATTCAGCCCCGGAATGAATATCGGTGGGGGTGATGGAGCATGGAAAACATCTGATTTTATTGCATCACTGAAAACGCTGGGGGCATTTAATCACCCGTATTGGATTTGTAAAGGGTCGTGGTATTACGCCGGAAATAAAACTATCACAGACACAGAGTGTGGAGACATTCATCTGGCGGGTGCAGTAATTGAGGTAGCGGGTGTTGAGAGCGCGTTTACTGTCCGAATCACTACGGCATCGTCAACAGTCGGGAAAAACGCACAGTTTATCTACGTTAACAACGGTGATAATTATTCCCCCGGCTGGCGACGCGATTACAACACCCGAAACCCGCCCACCGCCGCAGATGTACAGGCATTGCCGAGTGTTGGCGGTACACTGACGGGGCGTTTAAAAATCAGTGGCAGCGTGGGAGGTGAAGCGTTACTGCTGGATACGAACTCCGATAATGAACCGTTATACATTCGCGGACAAAAGAATGGCGTCAATTCGTGGTATGTCGGTAAAGGCGGCAGCAATAGCGATGATGTGATGTTGAATTCGTATACGCACAACACGATGTTAACGCTGAAGAGTGATCGGATAGAAGCCAGTAAACCGCTTTATATCGGAGCAAATATTGTGCTAACCGATGCGGCCGCGGCGCAAAAATACGCCCTGCGCTCTATCCGGGTGAATGGGAAACCTCTGTCGGCTGACGTCAATCTGTTGGCCGGAGACATCAACGCATGGAATAAAACCGAAGCCGACGCCCGCTATCTGATGAAAGGGGTCACGGTTCCGGGCACGATAACGGCGACAGGCTCAGGCAGCGGCTATTACTGGCGTAAATATGCGGACGGTATGATTGAGCTGTTCGGCACGTTTGAAACCGTTATCAATGCATCCCGCGATGTGGCATTCCCGGTTAAGCTGGGCGAGGTAGTTAACATCACATGGAACGAAGTAGGTGGCTACAATGGCGCAAATGCATTCGTCGGTCGGGTGAGCGGTGTCAGTGGAAGCGGATTTACACACCATTGGGATGTATGGGATTCAAACCGATACGGTTCTGGAAATAACCAGACTATCCATTACCACGTTTTGGCGAAAGCGGCGTAAAGCATAATTGATCGCTACCACCGATCAATAATGCATAATTGATCTGTATAAACGTTTATAAAATAGTCACCTGCAATGTCATTATGTGATTGGTTTTAAAATAATAATGATACGCCGGGGAAAGCGAAGCCCACTGTTAGCGAGACAGTGGGCTTTTTTCATGCCTGTTTACGCCTCTGTGTTGTACCAGCCGCCACCATACCCGCATTACTCGCGCACATCCTCCTCGCACCAGACAATAGCCGCTCCTAATGCAGCAATCGTGCTATTAGCTGGAGCCTGAATTTATGAGTGATTTTCACCACGGCGTGCAGGTCGTCGAGATTAACGACGGCACGCGCGTTATTTCCACCGTTTCTACGGCCATTGTCGGCATGGTGTGTACTGCACCGGATGCCGACGCTGCCACCTTTCCCCTTAATACCCCGGTACTGATTACCAATGTGCTGTCTGCCGCTGGCAAGGCCGGGAAAAAAGGCACGCTGGCCGCTGCCCTGTTAGCCATCGCCGACCAGTCAAAGCCCGTCACCGTCGTGGTGCGCGTGGCCGAAGGTAAAGACGAGTCTGAAACCATCACCAACGTGATCGGCGGCAGTGACGAAAACGGCAAATACACCGGGATGAAAGCCCTGTTAGATGCGTTGACCGTCACAGGCGTAAAACCGCGCATCCTCGGTGCGCCGGGGCTGGACTCGCTGCCCGTTGCCACGGCGTTAGCGTCCATCTGTCAGTCGCTGCGAGCATTCAGTTACGTCAGTGCGTGGGGCTGCAAAACCCTGTCGGACGCCATCAACTACCGCGAGAATTTCAGCCAGCGTGAACTGATGGTGATCTGGCCGGACTTTATCGCGTGGGATACCACAGCCAACGCCAGTACCACAGCGTATGCCACCGCCCGCGCTCTGGGGTTGCGTGCCAAGATTGACCAAGAGACTGGCTGGCATAAAACCTTGTCTAACGTCGGCGTGAACGGCGTGACGGGCATCAGCGCGTCAGTGTTTTGGGATTTGCAGGCACCCGGCACCGATGCGGACTTGCTGAATCAGGCAGGCGTCACCACGCTGGTTCGTAAAGACGGATTCCGCTTCTGGGGTAACCGCACCTGTTCTGACGATCCGCTGTTCCTGTTTGAGAACTACACCCGCACCGCGCAGGTGCTGGCCGACACGATGGCCGAAGCGCACATGTGGGCGGTGGACAAGCCCGTTACACCAACGCTTATCAACGACATTATCGAAGGCATCAAGGCCAAGTTTCGCGAACTGAAATCCGGCGGCTACATCATTGATGCGGATTGCTGGTTCGATGAAACCGCGAACGATAAAGACACGCTAAAGGCCGGGAAACTGTATATCGATTATGACTATACCCCCGTTCCCCCTCTGGAAAATCTCACCCTGCGCCAGCGTATCACCGATAAATATCTGGTGAATCTGGCCGCGTCGGTCAACAGCTAAGGAGCTAACGCGCTATGGCACTGCCTCGCAATCTGAAATTTATGAACCTGTTCAACGACGGCATGAGCTACATGGGTGTCGCCTCCGCCGTCACGCTGCCGAAACTCACGCGCAAGCTGGAGAACTATCGCGGCGGCGGCATGAACGGCACCGCGCCGATTGATTTCGGGCTGGATGATGACGCGCTGGCGATGGAATGGACGCTAGGCGGCTTTGCTGACGAAACCCTGTGGAGCCAGTACGCCGCACCGGGTGCCGATAAGGTGCTGCTGCGCTTTACCGGGTCATACCAGCGCGATGATACTGGGGAAATTTCTGCCGTCGAAGTGGTGATGCGTGGCCGTCATAAAGAAATTGACGGCGGCGAGAGTAAGCAAGGGGAAGCCACTGAAACCAAGATTTCCACCCAATGTACGTATTACAAGCTGACCATCGACGGCAAAGAGATGATCGAGATTGACACCATCAACATGATTGAGCGTGTTCTCGGCGTTGACCGTCTGGAGCAGCACCGCCGGGCAATTGGTCTGGCGTAATCCTGTCCGGCCAGCCCGGCGCTGGCCGTCTTCTTCTATTTTTTATCTGAACACAGAGGCAACATCATGAACAAAGACGACAACGTTGTAACGCTGGAAACCCCGATTAAACGCGGCGACACCCTGATCGACACCATCACCCTGATTAAGCCGACTACCGGAACGCTGCGCGGCGTCAGTCTGGCGGCGCTGGCCGGGTCGGACGTAGACGCGATGATTAAAGTGCTGCCGCGCATGACGATGCCAGCACTGACCGAGGCCGAAATCACCCGCCTAGAATTGCCGGATATGATTGCCATCGCTGGAAAGGTGATCGGTTTTTTGACGCCGAAGTCGCAACAGGCGACCTCCCCCGAAGCCTGAGTGTTGATGAGCTGATGGCGGATATCGCGGTGATTTTTCACTGGCCACCATCAGAGCTGTACCCGATGACCCTCACCGAGTTGATACTGTGGCGCGACAAAGCGCTGAAACGCAGCGGATATGCCAATGAGTAACAATCTACAGTTAAGCGTTTTGCTCAAGGCCGTGGATAACGCAACGCGCCCGTTTAAGGCGGTGCAAACCGCCAGTAAAAAGCTGTCGGGTGAAATCCGTGATTCAAAAGACCAGTTAAAAACGCTGGAAACACAGGCCGGGCGTATCGATGGTTTCCGCAAGACCAAAAGTCAGCTCAGCGAAACAGGCGCGGCACTCCAGCAAGCGCAGGCCAAAGCCGCCGGGCTGTCGGCAGAATTGCGCAATAGCGAAAACCCCACCAAACGGCAGGCGCAGGCGCTGGAGCGAACCCAGCGTCAAGCCGATGCATTAAAAACAAAGTACGACGGGCTGCGTCAGTCACTACAGCGTCAGAATAGCGAACTGAAGAAAGCAGGTATCAGTTCACTCGATCTGTCGGGTGCCGAGCGCAAATTACGTAATGACATAACACAAACCAAAACCGCACTTGATCAGCAAAGTGCTGCACTGGTACGCGTTAGTCAGCACCAAGAAAAACTGAACGCCGTCAGAAAGCGTTATGAGAAAGGTCAGGCGATTACTGCCGGGGTGCGTAATAACAGCGCCGCAGCGTTTGCTACCGGGTCAGCGGCGCTGTATGCCGAAAGCCGCCTGATTGCGCCGTCGGTGCAGGCCGACGGACACGGTGCGCGCATTGCGGCACAAACGGGTGGGAACGCCGCCGACGGCGAACAGTACACCCGCGTTATCAAAGAGGTTAACGCTTCTGGTGTGAGTAATGACCTCAACCAGATAGCGGACGCGGTGGCCGCTGTACGCAGCACATTGGGCGCGCTGGGCGATGTGGGGGAAACCGAGCTGGCGCGCATATCGCGTAAGGCGCTGGACATACAAACGGCGCTCGGTAGCGATGCAACCGAGAGTATCCAGATAGCCGCCATCATGATGAAAAATGGCCTCGCGAAGAACAGCGACGAGGCGTTTGATTTGATGGTGTCCGGGATGCAGCGCGTGTCTGCGCAGATGCGCGGCGAACTGCCGGAAATCCTGCACGAATATTCGACCCACTTCCGCAACATGGGATTCAGCGGATCGGAAGCCATGACACTGTTAGTGGACATGGCGCAACAAGGCAAGTTTGCGCTGGACAAGACAGGCGACGCGGTGAAAGAGTTCAGCATTCGCGGGTCGGACATGTCAAAGGCCAGCATTGAAGCCTATGACGCTGCCGGACTCAATGCCGCCAAAATGTCTACTGCCATCGCCAGCGGCGGCGATAAGGCGCGGGCGGCAATGCAGAAAACCGCCAACGGGCTGATGAAAATCAAAGACCCGGCAGAGCGCGCCAATGCTGCGATAGCCCTGTTTGGTACGCCGATTGAAGACCTGTCGATTGACCAGATACCGAAATTCCTGTCAGCGCTGGCCGGAGCTGAAAACAAGCTCGGTGACGTGTCCGGGGCGGCTGACCGCATGGGCGATACCCTGCGCGATAACCTCGAAGGGGATATCGGGCGGCTACAGGGCGCGATGTCCAGCCTGCGCTTTAACCTGTTCAATGACGATGACGGCGCGCTGCGCAAATTAACGCAGGCCGCGACGGAATGGTTAACCCGCGTCAATGAATGGGTCAAGGCTAACCCGGAGCTGACGCGGCAGATAGTCATGGTGGGTGGCGCTGCCACGGCGTTAATTACGGCGCTGGGCGGGATCGGGCTGGTTGCGTGGCCTGTCATGAGCGGGATTAATGCATTAGTCGGCGGAGCGGGTTTACTGAGTGCCGGATTACGGTTCGCCGGAACACGCGGCATTACGCCCTTGTCAGGGGGATTAAACCGCCTCGGCGGGATGATCGTCTGGCTGGCAAAGTCGCCGCTGATGCTGCTACGTGCCGGAGCCTCTGCGCTGACCTCGGTATTCGGGGCGGTCAGTAATCCACTGGCTGTTATCCGGGGGGCTATGTCGGGCTTTGCACGCGTGCTGATGTGGCTGGTGACGTCACCGCTGGCGCTGCTGCGCACCGGGATTACGCTGGTTAGCAGTGCGTTAGGCGTCCTGTTGTCGCCTGTCGGGATAGCCGTCGCGGCACTGGTTGGCGGCGCACTGCTTATCTGGAAATACTGGGAGCCAATTAAAGCCTTTATCGGCGGCGTGGTTGAGGGATTTGTTGCGGCCAGCGCGCCGATTATTGCGGCGTTTGAGCCGCTCCAGCCTGTCTTTACGTGGATAGGCGACAAAATAAAGGCGTTGTTTGGCTGGTTCAGCGACCTGCTGACGCCCGTCAAATCCACTGCCGCCGAGCTGGACAGCGCGGCCAGCATGGGGAAACGCTTTGGTGAGGCGCTGGCTAACGGGTTAAACATCATCATGAACCCGCTGGAGTCGCTGAAATCTGGAGTGTCGTGGCTGCTGGAAAAGCTGGGGCTGGTTGACGAGAAATCGAAAACGCTCCCGACCGCTGACAGTATCCTGCCGCCGGAAGAAGCTGCCGCGCTGAAAGTGGGCGTGAGCCGCGCACCGACACCACAAGGTAAAGATGCGCAATCAATTGCAGAGCGCTACAGCGGTGTTCGTGACAACGGCGGCGGGATCAAGCTGGGCGAGTTTGCCGTTGTTGGTGAACATGGCCCCGAAATCGTTGAAGGGCCAGTCAATGTCACCAGCCGTAAAAAAACGGCAGCGATGGCGTCCGCTGCCATGAGCATGTCAGCCTATCGCCCGATAGCGCCAACGGTGCAGGCCAGCCCGGCATCGTCACCCATCAGCATTCACGCGCCGATTAGCATTGTCGCCCAGCCCGGCCAGAGTGCGCAGGACATTGCGCAAGAGGTCACGCGCCAGCTTGAACAACGGGAACGGGCGGCACGGTCACGTGCATTCAGTCAGTACAGTTATCAGGGAGGCGAATAAGATGATGCTCACGTTAGGGCTGTTTGTGTTCCAGCTCCAGACCCTGCCCTACCAGAACATGCAGCGCAACGTTGATTACCGCTGGCCGTCAAACAGTCGCGTTGGTCAGCGTCCGGCGTTGCAGTTCTTGGGCATTGAAGACGAGAAAATCACACTGTCAGGGGAACTGCTGCCGGAAATCACAGGCGGCACGCTGTCATTGTTGATGCTGGAGACGATGGCCGATCAAGGGCGTGCATGGCCGCTGATTGAGGGCAGCGGCACCATTTACGGCGTGTTTGTGGTGAACAGTATCAGCCAGACGAAAACCGACTTTTTCACCGATGGCCGCGCCCGGCGCATTGAGTTCACCATCACGTTAACCCGCGTGGACTCGTCATTGTCTGCCATGCTGGGCGATTTACGCCAGCAGGCCAACGGCTTGATCGTCAGCGCCGGGGAAATGGCTAACAGGGCGCAATCCGCCCTCGGGGGATTATTTGCATGATTAACCCGCTGAATGTTCGCGCAGGCAGTAAAACTGCCCCGGCGTACCTGCTGAGACTCAATGAGCAGGACATTACAACCGTTATCAGCCCGCGCCTGCTATCACTGAGCCTGACCGATAACCGGGGCTTTGAGGCCGACCAGCTCGACATCGAGCTGGACGACAGCGACGGGCTGTTGCAGTTACCCCGCCGGGGTGCGGTGCTGTCGGTGTTTTTGGGCTGGGAAGGTGAAGCGCTGATCGGTAAAGGGGATTTTACGGTGGATGAAATAGAACATCGTGGCACGCCGGATACGCTGACCATCCGGGCGCGGAGTGCCGATTTTCGCGGGTCGCTGAACGCTCGGCGTGAGCTGTCGTATCACGACACAACGCTGGGGGCGATTGTTGAACAGGTGGCGAAGCGTAACAACCTTGTGCCGATGCTGGCTGACGGATTCGCGGGGATAAAAATTCCGCACATCGACCAAACGCAGGAAACCGACGCGGTATTTATTACCCGGCTGGCCGAGCGCAACGGGGCAATTGTGGCGATCAAGGCCGGGCGTTTGCTGTTTATCCGCCCCGGAACGGGGAAGACAGCCAGCGGCAAGCCCATCCCGCAGCAGATTATTGAACGCAGCGACGGAGATCAGCATAGTTTTAGTCTGGCTGACCGGGGCGCGTATACAGGTGTGACGGCAAGCTGGTTGCATACTAAAGAGCCGCAGCCGAAGAAGCCTAAAAAGGTCAAAGTTCAGCGCAAAGTCTTGCTGCATCAGGGTCCACAGAAAACTCACCCGAAAGCGAAGAAAGCCACTAAAGCGCCGGAAGCGCGCGAGGGGGATTATCTGGTTGGCACGGATGAGAACGTACTGGCGCTGACCACGGTTTTTGCGACTAAGGCACAGGCCATGCGTGCCGCACAGGCGAAGTGGGACAAGCTGCAACGCGGTGTCGCGGAATTTTCTATCACGCTGGCAATGGGGCGCGCTGACCTGTTCCCGGAAACCCCTGTTCAGGTGAGCGGATTCAAACAGGTGATCGACGAACAGCCGTGGACAATCTCAAAAGTGACGCACAGTTTGAGTAATTCAGGGTACGTTACCGCGCTGGAGCTGGAAGTGCTGCTGTCTGATGTTGAGTATGAGGGAAGTGATCAGTAA